ACAGGTTGACAAAAGTACTAAAAAGTAGTATAATAACACTATATTTTATTACAAGAGGACAACTAAATGACATACATACTCGTTGATACTGCTAACACATTTTTTCGTGCAAGACACGTAATTCGTGGTAACCTTACAGATAAGGTTGGTATGGCTTTTCATATTACACTTGCTGGTGTAAGAAAGGCTTGGCAGGACTTTGATGGGTCGCATGTTGTATTTTGTTTAGAAGGTCGTAGTTGGCGTAAGGACTTTTATGAGCCGTACAAGCGAAATAGAAGTGATGCACGAGCGGCGGCTACTCCACAACAACAAGAAGAAGATGAAGTGTTCTGGGAAATGTTTGATGAGTTCAAAGATTTCGTAGGTAATAAAACTAATTGTTCTGTATTACAACATCCTGAACTTGAAGCAGATGACTTGATTGCAGGTTGGGTACAAGCACACCCTAATGATAATCATGTTATTGTTTCAACTGATGGCGACTTTGCACAACTTATTGCTCCTAACTGTAAACAATACAATGGTATTCAAGACATGACTATTACACATGAAGGTTACTTTGATAAGAAAGGTAATCGTGTTATAGATAAGAAAACTAAGGCAGAACGTCCTGCACCTAATCCACAATGGTTATTGTTTGAAAAGTGTATGCGAGGTGACACAAGTGATAACGTGTTCAGTGCATATCCTGGTGTAAGAGTAAAAGGTACAAAGAACAAGGTAGGCTTAACAGAGGCGTTTGCTGACAAGGATAGCAAAGGCTACAACTGGAATAACTTGATGTTACAACGTTGGGTAGATCATAATGGTGACGAACATAGAGTATTAGATGACTATACTCGTAACGTAACACTTTGTGATTTGACTGCACAGCCAGATAACATTAGAAGTATTATTGATAGTGTAATCAAAGATGCTACAGTAGAGCCTAAGGCAATTACACAAGTAGGTATTAAACTTATGAAGTTCTGTGCTAAACACGACTTGGTAAAAGTAGGTGAACAAGTACAGAGTTATAGCGAGCCATTAAATGCGAGATACGTATGCAACTAATGGACGAAAATTATGCTGACGCATATGAACTACTTTGCTCATTAGATCCTGATGTACAAAAAGCCGTTACTACTAAATTTCCGTTCTTAAATGGCGGTGTAGAAACACGTAGAATGGTTGTATTAAGGGAAAACGTAGCCAAGAAATTAGGTACTATTTTAGACGATTTACCTGTCCAAAATATGTCAGTTAGCGAAATAACGAAGTTAAATAACTTAGACAATATGCCTCAAGACCCTTATATGCTTAAAGCATTACAGGATATAAGTGGTAAAGAAGGGTATAGAGAAGTGTACATTAAGGAACTAACTGCACGTGATAAACGTGATAGTAGAGAAAGAGAGTTTCCTTTAGAGCCTATTATTGAAGCAGTAGAAGCCGGGTCATGTCGCCCACCTTTGATTATAGAATTAGACAGCGGTCGATTTGTTATCGATGGCAGAACAAGATTATATGCGGCCGTGGCGTCAAACAAAAGATTAGATGTAACTGTCATAACAACTGAAGTATTAGGAGGAATAAATGACTATTAAAGGAAAATCTATTGTAGCAGGCAAGTTTTGGATTGTTGAAGAGGACGGTGAACGTATCGGTACTCTTTCTAAACAAGAAGATAAAACTTATATGTACTGTTGCAATACACATACAAAATTTTATGAAAGCGAAAAGCAGTTAAGTAAAGAGATTGCTATCGAATGGGAAACAACTATTTCTGATGCAAACAAAGATAAGGTTGCAGATAAAGAAGTACATGGATTTCCAACTTCATGTGTACCACACAATAGTATGTATGATGTAAAAAAGAAGTTACCTTTGTTTACAAAGAGTAAAAAATCTAAAAGTTTATATTGTGCAGGTTACTACATTATTAAATTTGACAAAGGCTGGGTAAGAAGTTTTTGTCCTAAGATGGTAACTTGTGAAAATTATGTTTCAAAAGGACCTTTCAAAACAGAACTCGAAATGCGTTCGGAACTATCAAAGGCAAATGCAGATGCAAAAAGAGCCAATTAATACAGTTCCTTTAGAAAAGTTCTTTTCGCAAGTAAAGGCCGCCGAGTCAAGCAATGCACATGATGTAAGACTAACACTCGACGATGCTAAATTACTTGCATTTACATTAGGGCAAATCAATGCCCGTCTACTTGGTAACATAGAAGAATTTATTTCTACCAAAGCAATAGAAAAAGAATCAGAAGTTATTAACGTAGAGATGGACGGTGGTGGATTCAAAGAGTAATGATAAAACAAACTTTGTTTTCAACAGATATATACAAGGTAAAAGTTAAGCAACAAGAAGAACTAAAAAGTTTCTTCGTCTCAAACATAGAAAGTGAATATAATGTTAAAGGTCCTAATTGCGATTTCTGCAATGTATACAGTGATTATTTTTCAGGCGCTCGGCCAGTAGACTGGGAAGACATTCTTCCAAAGTATCAATCAACGATACAAGAGTTTCTAAACGAATACGGATATAAAGATTCGCACAACTGGAAGGTTGGTATTGATGCTTGGTATAACGTAACAGGAAAAGGCGGTTGGGGAGAAACACACAATCACTTATCAAGTCCAAGAACAATACAAATTAGTGCAGTACATTATGTAAAGTACGATCCTGAACATCATACTCCTACAATATTTTATAATCCATCAAGCGATGGCATACGTAGTAGTGCTCCTACGCCTATTACAAATAACTTACCTACAATGTGGCCAAAAGAAGTCGTTAATGCAGACGCCTTAGAAGGCGATATGATATTCTTTCCACCCTATTTAAATCATAGTATTCCTGTACAAAAATCTGATGTACCGAGAATAACGACAGCATTCAACATAACAATTACTGAGAATTAGGATAAATATATACGTAGTTTATAAAAGAGGAACAACGTATATGAGTAGACCTAAACCAACAATACTGTTGGAGTACATTGATAAGAAGACTTACAAGTCAGATCAGATACTCGCGGCCGATGCGATTTGGGCAGTTTTCTATCAGGGAAAACCTTTCAATCTAAAAACACAAAATTCATTATCAAGTTTTCCAGGACCTAAGTACAAGAAAGTTTCTTTTAGTAATCCAGGACATGCACACAACCTTGCTAAGAAGTTAAACGACTTGTTTAACTGTAGCGAGTTTACTGTTGTAGAACTTAAAGATGGAACAGTAATTACAGAGGGCAAATAAATGTATGAATATAAATGTAAAATTTTAAGAGTAGTAGACGGTGATACCGTTGACGTAGATATCGATCTTGGCTTTGGCATGTGGATGCACAAAGAACGTGTTCGAATGATGGGTATAGACACTCCTGAATCAAGAACACGTGATAAAGTGGAGAAAGCATTTGGACTCGCATCGAAAGCCAAACTTAAAGACCTGTTACCAATCGGATCCATACAAATCCTTAAAACAGAAATCGACAGAAGCGGTGAAGATAAAAAAGGAAAGTTCGGAAGAATCCTTGGAGACTTTATCACCAAAGACGACAAAAGATGCACTGACATACTTATTGAAGAGGGATATGCTGTAGCATACTTCGGCGGATCGAAAGAAGAAGTTCAAATGAAACACATGGCAAACAGAGAAAAATTAATCCGTGAAGGTATAGTTACACCACCCAAGCCAAAGAAGAAGTAAATGAATTGGAAAGAAACCTATACAAAGGTCTTCTTAAAACAAGCAGACATTAGCATTAACGAAGCAACCATGAAGCAGTATTTGCCTGCATGGTGGCAAAACACAAGAGCCAAAGACGAAGGTGGCTTAAGATTAACTGATGCTGGTATGCTATTTCTCACAGAAAAATTAGATTTAGTATCATATGATGTTCCTTTCCCAGAAGACTTTCAACTTACAACTAATACAGTAATTTGGTTAGACCGTTTTATTACGTGTCCATACTATCTAACTAACAGAGGAATCACTGTATTTGACGAAAAGAAAGCACTCGAATTACATCTTTTTAGTGGAGATGTTAAGAAATATGGCCTTACAAAAGCATTGAAAAGAGCCGACGAAGAACTAACCTCTTGATTTTACTGGCTTATTTTGGTAAGCCTTATCCAAAAATAATTTAAAAAAAGTGCAAATAATGGTTGACCTTTGCTCCTAATGACTGTATTATATATACATACTTAGAAATTAAGTATGGCACTGAAGTAAACGTATAAGGAGTACAACATGGAAAACATTGCAACAAGAACAATTGGTCCAAATGATGCTAAGAAAAGTATCCTTAGGGCTATGAAGAAACAACGTCCAATCTTTATTTGGGGACCTCCAGGTATTGGTAAGTCGGACATTGTAAGTCAAATCACTAATACTTTTGAAGATTCAAAACTAATCGACATTCGTTTGTCATTGTGGGATCCTACGGACATTAAAGGTATGCCGTATTATGCCGCAAATGATAATACAATGAAATGGGCACCGCCAATGGAACTTCCAGATGCGGCAATGGCTAAGAAATATAAGACCATTGTTTTATTCTTGGACGAGATGAACTCGGCGGCTCCGGCTGTACAAGCGGCGGCTTATCAGTTAA